GCAGTTGACTATGGGTACTTTGTTAGTTATGACAAACGAATGCCTGAAAGTCACAAACTATTTATTGCACACATTGAACTTGAAGATGTACAAGAAATCATTGATGAAAAACTATATTACGCAAACGAACTATTGCAGTCAATTATAAAAGAATTGTAAATTATTTTTGCAATAATGAAAAAAAAGTTTGCATATATCAAAATGAATATTATATTTGCTAAACAATAAAACAAAAACAGATATGAAAAACGAACCAAAAAACATTATTGATATTCCAAAAATGGACAATCAAAAAAAGTATGTAGCAAATCGTCACAACTATGATATGAACTATAGTTTGTATGTTGGTCAATGCCCTTGTTGTGGTAAAGGAATTAAAGAAGCAAAATTTTTTATTAATAACATTTATGGTGGTTGTATGTATCCAGCAATTGACAAGCAAGAATATAATGATGCTTGGTTATCACCAGTAGGAAGTGAATGTGTAAAAAAAATACCTCAAGAATATATAATCAAAGTGGGGCTTTAATTAGCCCCTTTAAAAACAAAGATATGAAAAAGACAATTGTACAAAATTTCCCTACCAAAGCAGATGCTTACGAGTGGGTGGTATTCAAAATGTTAGATGCAACGGTAGGTTGTATCACAACAACGCAGAAATTTAGGGATAACGACGCTATCATTGGTGAAGATGTAGATGTTATTTATGTAGGGATTTATAACGTAGAAGAAAATGTTTAATTTAATTTTACTATTTGTCTACGTCGGTTGTGTGACATTTTTATTTATGTTATACTTTACGCTTAAAAAAGAACCAAGTGAAGCGACACGCCAAGAATTTATCGACGTTAACGATATGCCCGATTGGCAGCCATTAAACCCCGTTGCAAAGCGCAGCAATCAAGCACTTAAAAAAATGTATAAAGGTAAAATGAGGGGGGATTTGGTATGATACAAATAGATAGAGAGACTTACACGCTTTTATTAAGCGAGAATCCTTGTGATTTATTTACATATTTCAATGTAGATGAAATGCATGGTTTAAATTATACTGATTGTAAGGCACACGTGAATACAATAGACGATGCCTACATTTGGGGTTTGGCAAATTATATTCCTAAAAAAGATGGCAATTATAAATGTGGAGATGCAAGGTTTGTCTTTATTAATCTTTTAAGATGTACTGATGGACTTAGCACTTTTGCTTTAATAATGCACGAACTTATGCACCATTCTTTAGAATTACACAATTACAATTTAGATTTAGAAGAAGATATTATTACGTGGGCTGAACATGAAAGCCATGAAGTTTATAAAATAATCACAAAATATTTAAACATATGAAAAGTTTTCTAATAGTAAACCAAGTTAAAAAACGCTTGGAGAATAGCACTAAAATGCGTGACGATGATGCTCTACTAATTGCAGATGTTTGGCGTGAAGAACTTGCAGAACTTGGTGCAAAATCGGTTTACGATGTTTTAAACGCTATTGCTGGTCGTATGGTTACTTCGCCTGAATCAATCAGACGTTCAAGGCAAAAAGTACAACAAGACAATGCAAATCTTCGTGGTCAAGTTTACAACCAACGCCACGCAAAAGAAATAGAAGTTTTAAAAGAACTTGGATATTCAAAATGAACCAGCACAGATTTATTCGATTAATTAAATTGATGCATTTACTTGAAGATAAGCCACGTCACATTCACACCATACAAAGATATTTAAAGGTTAGTGAGCGTACAACGTACCGGTATATACAATGTTTTAAAGCTATTGGTTACACGGTTACTAAAGGCAAAGATTTAAGGTACGGATTAAAAAAAGATTTGCAAATTAATATTTGATTGTTTATATTTGTAATGTTAACTGGATTGTCGCAGATTCCTAAGTTAAAAGATATTATACCCTTTTGGGTTAGTATGCACTGCGACTGCTACTAATCTGAGAGGGTTTTTTTATGCAATGAAATTTAAAACAAAAACAACCGTAAAAAACAATTTTGTCGTTATTGATGTATTTCAAGACAATGAATTTTGGCACACATACGATTTTCGTATTGACCAAACCGAAAAATTTTTAAAACAAATATCTCATAAAGTATGGGGTACTGATTTTAATTTAAACGAAATTAAAAATTCTGTGTATGGCAATATTTAGAAAAATTCATACTTCATTTTGGAGCGATACATTTATTCAGGATTTGGATAATGAGCATAGATTATTTTACTTATATCTTTTGACAAATGAAAGAACAAAGCAATGTGGCATCTACGAAATTAGTAAAAAACAAATGTCTTTTGATTTAGGATACAGTATAGATAGAGTATCTAAACTGATTAAATACTTTATAAAAATAGGTAAAATTCTATATTCTGAAGATACAAAAGAGATTGCTTTAAAAAATTGGAACAAATATAATGGTTCTTCAAGTCCAAAAGTTGTAAGTTGCATTCAGTCAGAACTTAAGCAAGTAAAAGATAGAGTATTGATAGAGTATGTAAATGGTATGTATATTGCATCACAAGAAGAACAAGAACAAGAACAAGAAGAAGAACAAGAAAAAGAAGTGTTTGATATTGATTTTTTTAATGAAGTTTGGAATTTGTATAATAAGAAATTAAATAAAGATGAAAGTCTATCAGCATTCAAAAAAATAAAATCAAGTGAGTATGAAGTTATTAAAAACCATATTCCTAATTTTGTTAAAACTTTTAAAGACAAACAATATCAACCTTACTTCAGCACTTATTTAAATAAAAAAAGATGGCAAGACGAAGTTGATACAAAACAACCAGTACAACCAAGATTAGAAAGACGAGCAACTTTAGATGAATGAATTAGAAGAAAATGTAATGGGGGCGTTGATAATGTCCGATTACGCAAAAACAAAACTACCAAGTATAAACCCGAAATGGTTTAATGAATTTAACCAACGACTGGTTATCGTTATGCAACAACTTTATTTTGATAATAAACCCATTGCACTACACACTTTATACCCATTTTTTCGAGAATACGCTTTTCAACTTACCGATTTAACCCGAAAATTCATCACTGACAAAACACTTGAATATGATTTGTTGGTTTTAGAATCTTCATACAAGAAAAACAAGTTAATACAAGATATTCAGCAAATCGATTTTAACGATGATTTAAGCGACTTACAAAACAAATTAGAGATAATCAACCAAGAGAGTAGAGTAAGTGTCAAGAATCAAGTAAAACCAATGTCAAAAGTGATTGGAAAAGTTTTAGACGAATTACAATTGAGAATTGAGAAAGGAAATCAACTTGAAGGTTTACCAACTGGATGGCGATTTTTAGATAAATACATTGGTGGTTGGAATAAAGGCAATTTGGTTGTGATAGGTGCAAGACCGGGAATGGGAAAAACTGCACTTGGTTTAAACTTTTGCATCGAAGGTTCAAAATTTGGTAAGTATTTATTTGTAAGCATTGAAATGAGTGATGAAGAATTGGCAAAAAGACAAATCAGTTATTTTTCAAATATTGAAAATTATAAAATCAGAAATGCTACGATAACCAAAAAAGAAATCCAAGATATTTCTAAATTGCTATACCAACAAGAAGGCGATTTTGATGTGATAGATTCAAAAGACAATAACGTTTTTAACATTATTTCTTTGTGCAAATTACTAAAGGCAAAAAAAGGGTTAGACGTGGTGGTTGTAGATTACTTGCAAAAGTTAGATGCAAATGAAAGAGATTTAAGAAAGAATGTAAGTGTAATTTCTACGGCATTGAAAAACTTTGCTCGTGAAAGTGGCGTGACGGTGATTGCATTGGCTCAGTTAAATCGTGACGGCAAAGATGATAGACCACAATTAACGGACTTAAAAGAGTCAGGACAGATAGAACAAGACGCTGATGTTGTTTTATTCCCTTATCGACCATCTTATTACTTGGATGTAAAGCCCGAAATTGAAAATGATTGTGAGTTAATTATTGGGAAAAATAGACACGGACAATGTATAGATATTCCAATGAGTTTTGAAGGTAAGTACACACGTTATAAAGAAATAATATGATACTCGGACAATTTGATTGTAGCACTGGAATAATTAATATACTTTATTCTGTTGGTAATATTTCTGTAAGAACATCAACCTCTAAAGATATTCTTTTGATAGACAAATTGCAAAAAGAAAATAGTAATGCTGTTGGATTTATTCAAAAAACAATTTGGGATAAATATGTATTTGGTGGGGAACGTAATTTTGTAGCTTTAATATGTGAAGCAAACAACGATGCCGTAGGTTATGTACTTATAACGCCAGGCAAAGGTGCATACACTTATGCAAAAATTCAACAAATTGCAGTTCGGAACGATGCCAGGCGTTTACATTATGGTACTGCACTTATACAAGTATGCACAGATTTTTGTAATAAGTTCCATAGATATGGATTTACTTTAAAATGTAGAACTGATTTAGAATCAAATAAATTTTGGTTGTCTATGGGATTTGAAAAATATGGAATTTGGGAAAAAGGTAAAATAAATCACGTTGGATTTAAAGCAAGTAATGATATTAATTTATATAAAATAGATTTAAATAAAAGCATATTAAAATTATTATGATAGACTATTACGTTGCATATCTAAAAGAACGCCGTCAGGTTCGTTATTTAGAAAATAAAGTAGAAGTAATACAACGCAACTACCAAAAAGAAATACAACGCTTAAAAGAGATGATAATAAACCCCATTCACAAGATGAACAAGAACAAAGAACTAACAGAAATTTTGCAAAAGGTATGTGATGCAAGTGGTATAATGCCACACGATATTATTTCTAAAAACAGAAAACGTGAAATAGTTATTGCACGTCAACTATTTTGCTACATCACAATAAAATATTTTAATTACACCTTAAAAAACGTAGGTAATTTTTTAATCCGTGATCATAGCACCGTTATACATAGCGTCAATGCTTATACAGATTATTTACAAATGAAATATAAAAACGAAACTGCTATTTATGAGGATGCAAAAAACCTTTTATCAATTGGTGATGGAGAAAAATAAATATCAAGAAGTTTACTGCCTAAATTCTGAAGAAGAAGTGGCTTACTATAAAAAAAAAGCAGAGAAAAATGGATATAAATTTGTAGAATTGAAAAAAATATAGTAATATTTGCACATCAAAAATAATATACTGATAGAGGTTGCAACATCAGAATGGCTTTATAAGGCGAGTAAAACTATCTCTCCACTATTCCACGACGATTTGGCTCAACATCTTTTACTTATATTATGCGAAATGCCTGAAGACAAATTGATTAAGGTTTACAACGATGGTTACATTAAACTATTTTGCATAAAAATAATGTGGTCGCAAAGTTCAACCCCACGTCAAAAGTTTTTTGATTTGATGAAGCCGATAGGACTATTTGATATTGAAAATGTACAGATAGAATATTTAAACACAATAGACGAAGCGATAGAAAAGGAATACAAACACAAACTGATTGAAAAGGTAGTAAGCAAAAACAAATGGTACGAGCGTGAAATATTTACTTTGTGGTCGAATGGCGAAAGTGCAAGAAGCATCCACAGAAAAACCAAAATTGCTTTACGTGAAGTACTGCGAGTAATCAAAGATATTAAAAGACAAATTATAAGCGAATATGAATAAACTAAAAGCATTTTATATTCGTCTGATGAAATACCACGATATAGACAACACGATAAAAAACGAAATAACGAAAGACTATGAATTTATTAAAAATCATTATTGTATGCCTACTGATGACAATAGGCTACAAGGCAAGGGAATTAAAAGAGAAGGACGAAATAACGTACCTAAATAACAAAATAAACACTTTACAACAACAACTAACAAATGTATTCACTTATAGAAATAATTGGAATATCGAGTCTCGGAATAATAATTGCTACAGTTATGACTCCACAACTACCAAGTAAACTAAGAATAAAACCATTGACGTGTGAAAGTTGCATAGCATTTCATTTAGGACTTGGATATTTTTATAACACTTGGCATTTAGCGTGTGTAATACCAGCATCAATATGTTACATTTTAGCGTACAAATTATATAAATTATGACAAACGAACAAATAGATTTTATTTTAAGCGTAGAAACCTATCTAACTGCATTCCGTAAAACGATGGTTTTGCGTATGCCACCACAAGACGAAAACAAAGTGAGGGAAATTCACAACGAAGTTTTCCAACGACCAATACCACAATGCTCAAGTTGTTTTATTGACTCGTTTACATCGCTGGTAATTAAGGCGAGATACGAACAAGAAACGCAAATACCAACCTTACAAGATGTCATTGATAATAGTTTGGTACTGGCACAACTTGCTGATGATGAACACAAACCACGACGCAAAAGAAAGTGAAGAAACACACTCAAATTTATATGAAGTTTTTTGGCTATCATTTAAGTGATTATATGCCTTGCGAAATCTGTGGCAATCAGGCTGTTGATTTGCACCACGTCGAAGCAAGGGGAATGGGTGGCAGTGACACAAAGGATAACATAGAAAATTTGATGGCACTTTGCAGAGGTCACCATATACAATACGGAGATAAGAAACAACACAAAGAAATGTTAAAAGAGGTACACAATAACTTTATGAAAAACAATGGCAAATAGTTTTGGTGGAATATGGAGCGATGAACAATGCTTTAGATGGGAATTACATAATAATATCTCATTGGACAATCAGTCATTTGTAAACCTATACAATAGCACGGCACGTGAAATATCAAAACTTGTAGACTTTGAAAGTTTTGCTGATATTGGTGGTGGCGTTGGAGCGTATTCACTTGCAATGAAAAACCTAAATAAACAAGTTTATTACTATGACTTAAACAAACACCATTTATACTATGCTATGAGTCACAACGTCGCACATTACTACCATCAAACTGATATAACCCAAAACAAAATCAAACACGATTTAGTAGCTTGTATTGAAGTAATGGAACACATCACCGATGACAAACTAAATGACTTATTAAGCAATGTAGATTGCAAGTACTTTCATTTTTCAAGTACGCCACATTTAACAGATTTTGACGAAGAATGGGGGCATATCAACATAA